CCGTTGGTTGCCATTACATCGAGGTCTGCGCTGTTGACGCAACCGCCACCACCATCCACGTCCTCAGCTCGGGGCTTTAATCCATGTACGAATACCGAAACCGTACGCGGTCGCTGTTCAACAACCCCACCAACTCCGGCCCTTCCGTCTACGGAAGCCGCACGCCTGGCAAGTTCCTCAAGGATCTTGCTGCTGGCACCGACAGCCTGGACATCATCTTCATTGGAGATAGCAACACGGGTTCTGCTATTGGAGGAATGTGGGGATACCACGCGGGGTTCAGTCAATCGCTGAACGATAGGAATTACCCCTGTTATGGGATTCCTATGTATCCAACCATGACAGGATTTAATCCAGCAGGCTATTACGCCTTGAGCGGTTGGCGTGAAAGCGCCTATCTGGATATCCCCAATGGCAACCTTGCAAGCGGAAACACTTCGGGAGGAGGTACGGCCTATTCCGTGTGGAGTCCGTCGACCAACTGGGTGCGATACGGCAGCGCCACCGCAAGCCCGCCAGCCAAGGATGACTGGGCGTACATTGCGTCCGGAACATATTCAGCAAACTATAACGCCGTTGAGTTGCTTGCAATCACGTTGTATCACCGTGTGGTGTTTGGAACATTTACTTTTGGAAGCGGGTCTTTCCAAGGTAGAACCAGGAACTATTCATCGGGAGCGGTATATGCAACCGGAGCAACGCAATCTACTCTTGGGAGTTCGTACTCAACCACCCCCTACGAGTACTCATTTGTTCCAGATGGGCAGTATCTAAATTCGTCATGGAGCGGCCCGACCGCTACGGGGCCGTGCGCCATCCTGTTCCACACCATCTACTGCAAGCGCAAGGGTTGGTCTGTCACTAGCCATGGCTATCTTTCGGGATCAAGCAGCGCACAGATCAATACGATCATGGCGGGTGTTGGATCCACGCTTCTACAGGAACACTTGAAGGCAATCCGTACGCGACAGATTGCCGCCGGCGGTAGTGGACGCGTGCTGCTCGTTACGCATTCGGGCATAAACGGAAACGAAACCGCTTCCGATTGGACTACTTGCCATCTTGGAATTTGGAATAAGTACAAGGCAGCGTGGTCTGCGCTTGGTTATCCGGCTTCCGATCTTGCCATCGTGTCTTTTGTTGGTGAGCCGCGCAATGCGGATGACTCATCTAGTTCAGGCGCAGCAGGTAACCTGATTGCCGTTCGTGCTGCGGCAAATGCTATGGCAACTTCAAACCCGGACATGGCGGTAGTTGACATCAAGAGGCTGATGAACTATCAGCAACTCGTCTATGTTCCGACCGGAGGCGCGAACTTCTATCAGGCCGGATCTTCCAACGTCCACCTGTCCGGCGGCGCATCAAGCACCACGGATGGCTACACGGTTGTCAGCAACCTAATCATTTCTTCCCTTCTTGCATCTGCATAAGCCATGACCCTCGAGCACAACAACGTTGTTCGTCTTTCCGCACGTGACTGGGCCGGGATCATCGGTGTGTCGCTGACCCTGCTGACCATCCTCGGCAGTGCGTACCTGACCCACGACCGCCTGCTCATGCAGCTCGTGACCCAACAGGAGTCGATCAACCGCCGGCTGGACAAGATCGAAGACAAGCTTGACGCGACTCCTGCTCCTCATTCTCCTCGCTGACTTCTGGCTGGTGGGGTGCAGCCCGCTCGCCAAGGTGAGCAGCAACACCAACGCCATCCGCGAGGAGGCCCAGGTCCTCATCGACCACGGCCAAGCCACGGGTGACCGGGAGGTAGTGACCCGTGCCCAGCGCATCAACGACCTGGCTGCTGATACTCATGACCAGCTATCTGGTCTGGAAGACAAGGTGCCCGCCTGGCTCTCCACTCTATGGATGGCGGCACTCGCCGTGGTGGTCGTGGCTGTGGTCGTGCTGCTCTGGCAGACCGGCCTCGGCACCGCCGTCCGAGTCGCCATCGGCTGGCTCCCCCGTGCCAAGGTGCGGGACGCGGACCTGGCCGCTGGCATGCTTGATCCCGACAACCCTGAGAATGCCCGCGAGTATGTCGCTGCGCGGCGGGCCTCAGACCCTGAGTTCGATGCGGCGTGGCGACGCCTCCAAAAGAAAGGTTCACAATGATCCTTGCTGACTTCTCCGATTTCCTCGGTAACCTTTGGTTCGCGGGCCTGCTCGGTGTCATCGGCTTCGTTGCCGGTTGGTACCTCTGCAAGAAGCATGGCTCCAAGATCTAATGGCAAACGTACCGTTCCAAGTGAGGGCAGCGTCGAGGAACATCCACCTCGTCGATCTCGATTGCACTTCGCGAACGAATGAGTGGTGGTTCCTGCTGTCCGGGGACCGCCACCACGATAATCCCCACGCAGACCATGCTCTTGAACTCAAGCACCTCGAAGAAGCGAAGGCGCGCAAGGCTGGCATCATTGATGTCGGCGATCTGCATTGCGCGATGGAAGGCAAGTTCGATCCTCGCCGCAACAAGGCGGGCATTCGAGAAGAGCATGCAATGGCTGCGGACTATCTCGATTCCCTAGTCCGCCATGCCTCCGACTTCTACGCCCCGTACTCCGAGAACTTCGTGGTCATCGGCCGTGGCAACCACGAGTCCGCGATCTTGAAGAACTGCGAGACGGACATCACCGAGCGCACCTGCGAGCGCATGAGCCAGACCAGCGGACACAAGGTCCACGCCGGTGGCTACGGTGGCTGGGTCCGGTTCAACGTGGAGATCAACGGCGAGCGGTACACGCTCAGCCTCAAGTACTTCCACGGTTCCGGCGGTGCAGCCCTCATGTCCTTCGACACGCTGAAGGTCAGGCGCAACGCGGCCATCACGCCGGACGCAGATGTCATCGTGCAGGGCCACGTGCACAAGCAGTGGTTCATGCCCCTGTCCCGCGAGCGCATGGTGTGCGACCGCCACGGTTGCCGCATCATCAGCGACATCCAGTACCACGTCCGCACCGGTACCTACAAGGACGAGTTCGGTGACGGCCACTCCGGCTGGCACATCGAGCAGGGCCGTGGTCCCGAAGTGCAAGGCGCGGTCTGGATGCGCCTCTACCTTGCCAAGCAGTCCGGCAAGTCCACGGGCAACATTGCCAAGACGTACTACCAGCTCACGCCGGAATTCCATCTCGCACACTGAGCCCCACCAGCCATGCGCGTCCGACTCGGCGGCAAGTACTGGACCCTGCGCTTCGTCCCCAACATGCGGGACTTTGGTGACATGCAGGATCCGGGCCACGTCGATGGCCGCATCATCCGCATCGGAACCTGGCCGTCTGAGAAGGACAGGATGGACACCATCATCCACGAAGCGCTGCACTGCAGTCGCCCTGAACTTGACGAGACTGCGGTGACCAACACCGCAACCGACATTGCCCGACTGCTCTGGCGTCTGGGCTACCGTCAGGGTGGAACTTAAACTTCCACTTTCTTGAAGGTTTGTACACCTTATCCGGACTTGTCGATCTTGTAAACAGAACTCACCGAGTGGGATTTCCATTACCCACATAGCCGGAGTCCGGCATCTTGTTTGCGGGCATGCATGCCTAGACATGCACGGCAGATGATTAGATCATCGGTGAGTGACATACATATTACACCCTCTCCCCCTATAGTCGCGAATGCGGGGAGGCGCGGTGCGCCCCGCATTCGCTAACAACAGGAGTCCCTATGCCCCCACCAACCCAGTCGGTCCAGTATCCCACCTCCACCACGCAGGATGTTCTGTCGTGGCTCGAGGCCCACGGCATCTTTGCGCGTCGTCCGCCCATCCGCTCGTCCGACTACCGCATGGTTCGGTCGTGTCCCCGCACCTACTACCTTGCCCGCCGCCTGGGTCTGGTCAAGGCGTTCCAGTACAGCAAGGCCCTGACCCGTGGTTCGTGGGTCCACCTTGCGTTTGCGTGCATCCTCGATGACCCCACCGACCGTGCCCTGACGCTGGAGTCTGCCATTGCTGCGCGGTGCGACGAGCTCCGGGACGTGGCCAAGGCGCTGGGTGCAAGCGGCGAGAAGATCCGGGAGATGGTCGCTCGTGAGGAACAGGACGCCCGTACCAGCATCGCGTGGTTCAACGCAGCCCTCCAGATCCCGGACGGCAGCGGCCGCACCCTGGCCCAGCGGTTCGCGGAGGACTGGACCGTCGTGGAGCAGGAGCCCGAGATCCTGCTGGGCGACCGCCTCATCCAGCCAGACGTCATCGTGCGGGACAAGGCCGGCAAGTTCTGGATCGTGGACTTCAAGACCACAGCCATGTCCACCAACGCCCGCCTCCAGACCTGCCCCCTCGAGTTCCAGACCCAGCACTACTACCACACCTACGCCGACAAGTGCCGGCAGGACACCGCATTCCAACTCGCGTACTGCACGCCAGAGCAGATTGGTGGGGTACTCCACATCGCTATTCGCAAGCCGAGCATCGAGTTCGGAATGAAGGACAGGCCGTTTGAGTTGGACACTACGCCGTTCAAGTCCGGCCCCCGCAAGGGCGAGCCGCGCAACGAGAAGGTGTACACCGGCGAGCCGGACCCGTACCTGTACGAACAGCGTTGCATCGACTGGTACATGGGACGCGGTGAGTACAGCCACTTTGAACCGGAGCGTCTGACCGATCCGTGCATCGCAATTTCTACGACATCTTCGGAGCTTCTTACTTGCACTGATATGCAAGCGGAGTACAATGCCCGTCTGTCCTTCATCCGGAATTACACGCAGCGTCCCGCGCAGCCCAGCGAATTCGAAGTCGGTGACCCCACAGTGCAGCACGGTACGCCGTCGCCGTACATGGCATTCCACCTCGTTGAACCCGGCAAGTGGCCTGAGTTGATCCTGGCTGAAGGTTTCCTGCAACGGGACCGCGATAGCCATACGGAGATCGACAATGGAAGAGACGACTAACCCCACCAGCCAAGAGGGAACCCGCGCAGTTCTGGGCCCCGTCATGTGGATGGAAACCCTGCGTGCCGTCATCGCGCCCACCAGAAGTTCTGCGAGGAGCATGATGTCCGGATGTCCTATTCCACCTTTGCAGGGTGGTGCGAGGATCTGGGCGTCACGTTCCAGAAGCGGATTGAGGTGCGCATCCCCGGCTGGAAGGCCATGCCACGGCCCGAAGGTTTCGTTGGACCAATGCAGGCCCAGCCTGCAGCCCGCACGACGAGGGCGGATTTTCAGGCTCAACCGGTCGAAGAACCGGTGGACCCGAACGCCCCCGTCGAGTGGGATCCCGCGCCCCGCGTGAATGAGATGCCGATTGAAGCCTTCAACGACAACATGCCGACCATCCTCCCCGGTGGCCTGCGTACCCCTGCGTTCCTCGGCGGGAACGATTTCGCCAACTAACCCCTCACCCAAGGAGTCATCATGACCCACTCCGTCACACACGGTTCCACTGTCGCATCCAAATACGCAGGTCTCGGCAATGCAGTTACTACTGGTCGCACTACTCCTGCCCGCATGCTTGGCCTTGTGGTCGGCGAGGCTGGCTGCGGAAAGTCTTTCCTCCTCCAGTCGCACCCTGGTGCGTACATCCTCAACCTCGATGAAACGCCGGCTGTCTGCGGCACAAGCGAAGCCGTCATGTTTCCGACGCCGGGCCCGGACGGACGCTCAGTAGACGAGCGCGGCCAGCCCGTCGTCCTTGACTGGTCAGCCCTCGAAGCCAAGCAGAAGGTGCTCATTGAACTCGCAAAGAACAACCAGCCTCGTCCCGAAACGGTTGTCATTGACACGCTCGGTGCTGCGATCCGCCTCCTTCGTCCGCACATCGCCAAGATCTACGGTCGCGAGCGGTTCACCGACGTTGACGGACGGCTTGGCTGGGAGCGTCTGTTTGACACTCTCATTGAGTTTGGTACCACCCTGCGCCGTCATGGCTACGGGGTCTATTACATCGCTCACCTCTCTCGCAAGCACGTTCCGCTGAGCGAGAACCAGAACGTCGAGGAGTACAAGATCCTCATCTCTGACGGCCTGTACGCCCGCATGTTCCCCATGTTCGACATTGTGATTCCTATCACGGCACAGTGGGACATCAAGGAAATTACACGGGATCAGGAAGCCAACGTCGGCGGCAAGGTGGTGACCCGCAAGGTGACCAGCCAAGAGAAGGTCCGTCGTCACTACTGCTCATTCGACAACCCGAAGCTCGAAGGCATTGCCAAGGTGCGCACCTTGTCACCCCTGACGACCATCGAGTTGCCACGTGAATCCGCATGGCAGGCGTTCTGCTCTGCGTACGAGATCGCGAACGCGTCCCGCTGACGCGGGAGACGCGTTCGCTTCCCATCTTTGTTCTGTTTGTTTTGTTTCTTTCACCTCTCTATTCGGAGAATCAGATGCCCATTGAGAACAACGTCAAGTCCATGTTCAACTCGCTCAACAGCGCCTTCGCCAACGCGCAGCCCGACAACGGCATGGGTGCTGGCGGTTGGTGGCCGGCCGAGGGTCAGCACGAAGTGTTCGTGTCCAGCCTCACCGTCCGCTCCAGCGAGTACAAGATGCCCGACGGCCAGAAGGTGCCCGGCACCGACATCGTCTTCCGCTACCAGCTCATCAACGATACGGATTCGCCCAACGAACCGCGCTCGTTCGATGGCTCGGCCTTCCGTCTCCCGCAGGACACCAGCATCCTGGACGACAAGGGCCGTATGCGTACGGAGATCGAGATGCGCCGCCTGAAGGGCCACCTCCAGACCATCCTGCGCCGTGACGTCAAGGATATCGGAACCGCTCTGTCGGACGCCGATGGCAAGATCAACGGTCAGGACGCTGTCGCTGTTGTCGTGAAGTGCCAGTACGACAACGTCAACGGCAAGATTTACCGCAAGGACTTCCTCGTGAAGCCCCTCGCCGGCTAAGTTCTGCTACCATACCAAGACCCCACCAGCCGGGGGAGGGTTACCCGCAAGGTGCCCTCCCCCTCATAGTCCCCCGGATAGACCCCCAGTTGCCCCGCACGACGGAGAGCGACTGGGGGTTTTCCGAGGGGGACGAAAGGAATCCATGTACCAGACACGATGCGTTCTCGCCCTTCCCTTGCACCGTGCTGGTGATATTGCAGGCTTCGTTGCGCAGGTTGTTCAGCAGAGCGGAGAAGCACCGTCATCGGTCAGCGTGCAGGCAGACGACGAGGACCACACTACCGTGGCCACCGTCTGCTACAACACAACCACCACCCAAGAGAGCGACCGCATCATCAACGTGTGGCGCAACATCGACTCCTCGATCCAGGTCGAGCGGGCCCACAAGCTCAACCCCAACCAGTTCCGCAAGGTCGCGCTGCTGCACAAGGACTGCCGCAAGTTGCGCCTGCACCTGACCACCGAAGTGGAGGCCATGTGCTACAAGGGCGTGGGCAGCAAGGGCGTGCTGGAATATTTGGAAGAATGCGAAGGCGTGCTTGCAGAGCTCAAGTCATTCGTACAATCAACGCGTGAGCCAGTCTGAACACGGTCTTTCGGCAGTCATCTCCCAGCACTCGGGCGAGCCCCTGTCCATCACAGGCCCCTCCCCCTACCACGACACCACCGAACCCCTCACCGCCTACTGCGGCATCTCCCGCGCACCAACAGGCTGGTGGGGCATCGTCGTGCACCGCCCCCGCGGACAACACCCCCAAGACGCCATCCAGCATTTCGAGGTGGAACCCACGCCAGTCATCTGGTGCGGGCCCAACGCAACCATCGGGCTCTACCGCCTCCCCACCAACCAACTCGTCGTTTCCGCTCGCATCCGCGAGTCGGGCCTGCTCCAGATGAAGAGCGTGATCGCCGGCGAGTCCGGTCAGGATTACGCAGACAGCCGGTTCGACAAGCGGCGCATCCCCGCAGGCGTTCGCTACCTGCCCGGCAAGCAACTGCAACTGTGGTTCAGCCTTTAGCGGTTGACCCAGCGGTACACGTCGCCCTGCTCGGTCGGCACTCCAGGCACCTGCGCTGACATCAACTGGCCTGGCAACGTCTGCTCCACCGCTTCGCGGTACTGATCGCGGACGGTGGGATCCAGCGTGGTCATCGTGCGGCTGATGACGCTCTCTTCGCGCAGCTTGATGGCGTCCTTCATCTGGCCCTGCGTCACGGTCAGCGGCATCCCAAACTGCTTCTCGAACTGCGCCTTGACCTTCTGCGCTGCGCCCATGTTGTTGCCCAGCACGGCAGCGATGTAGTTGCGGCGCCCGTCCCGGATGGCGTCGCGGTTCTTCATGAGGAACTGGCCCAGCTCCTGCGGGTTGTTGAACCGGCCCATGTCCATACCGAGCGACTTCAGGATCACGTCGCTGGTGGGGTACTGGCCCATGAACCGACCGTCCGCATTGAACATCGGGACCATGCCGCTCTCCGACTGCCGCCAGTCGGCAAACGTCTTCTGGAGACCCAGGGCCTGCAGGTTGTCGCTCGAAGAAACACCACCCAGCGCACGGCTGATGGCAATGCCGCCGGGAATGACACGGGGTGCCCAGTCCTGCAGGATCTCGACGTCACCCGTAGCCAGCCAACGCGCTGCATCCCAGCCAACGTCAACCACCGGCGGAATGTAGACCGGGAAGTTCTTGTTCA